GGGGGCCCGGAGCCGGGCCGGGGCCCCGGGCTGTTGGGCCAACCGCACCTCCAGGGTGACCTCTCCCGCGCCTTCCGCCTTGATCAAGGCGAAAAGCTCCGGGTTTTCCGTCTGCAATTGCTCTTTGGTGATGTTCTTGGGCATGGCCCCTCCTTTCGCCCGGGCCAGCGCCAGGGCATCGTCAAAACTGCCGATTTTATCAACGAGGCCCGCCTTCAGGGCCTTTTTCCCCACAAAGATACGGCCATCCGCCATCTTTTGCGCTACCGTCTCCAGGTCCGCGTCCCGCTGCCGGGCCACCGCCTCCAGAAACAGCCCGTAATAATCATCCACCATAGCCTGGAGGTATTCCCGGCCCTCATCGGAGAGCGGTTTTTCATCACTGGCGATGCGCTTGTATTTGCCCCCGGTAATGGCCGTGCGCTTGATTCCTTCCATGGCGTCGGCTTCGGAGTAGTCGTAATGCATCAGGGCCACGCCGATGGAGCCGATTTCGGCGGTGGCCGGGGCGATCACCGCCTGGGCCGCGGAGCCGATCCAGTAAGCCGCCGATGCCATCAGGCCGTTGGCATAGGCCACTACCGGTTTGCCGCTGGCCCGGGCCGCAAAAACCAGATCCGCCACCTCCTTGGTGCCGTCCACTGCGCCCCCGGGCGAATCCACGTCCAGCAGAATCGCCAGGACCTTGGGGTCCGCCAGGGCCTGGCGGAAATCCCGGGCCAGCAGTTCGGTGCTGGTGCCCCCGGAGATTTCCATCAAGAGATTCATGCGCTTGTCCAGGATGCCGTAAACCGGCAGGATGGCCACCCCGTCCCGGACTTCATAGGTATCATCCGCCCGGTTGCCGCCCTTGCCCCCGGCCGCCTCCGGAAATTCCAGCTTCTCCCCGGCCAGCCGCCGGTCGACGAACAAGGAGATTTCCTCCAATTTTGCGGGGAGCAGCGCCCAGACCTTATTTTGCACCGCACTGAAAAAATGCTTATTTTTGCTGGGGCTGGGCATCTTCCGGCCCTCCTGTCTCGATGATGGTCACCTGGGGACCCAGGGGGATAGTCAATTCCAATTCCCGGATTTTTTCTTCTTCCCGCTGGCGTTGCTCCAGGGTTTCTTCCCAATCCCGGCCCTGGCTTGCCACTTCTTCCGCCAGGGTGGAGAGGCCGTAATCGATGGCCATTTTCGAGGCCTGCACCTCTTTCACCGGATCCACCCAGCCCCAACCGCCGCCGATCCACTGGGCCCGGCAGTATTCCTCCTGGAAGGCGTAGAAATTCCGGGCCGGGAACAGTCCCCGGAGATAGGCCTCCTCCAAGACCAATTCCCACACCGGCTGGCAGAATTTGCGCCCCAGCCAGCCCCGCCATTTCATAAAATGCCGCCGCCCCTCCAACAGCGCGGCCCGGGCGCTGGAGTAATTCGTTTTGGAGAAGTCCTTCAGCAGCAGCTCATAGGGCAGTCCCAAGGCGGCGCCGATGAGCCGAAGGATCTGCTCAAGGAAGGCCGGGAAGGTCTCCCCGGGGCGCTTGGGGTCCATCATCTCGGCCCGTTCCCCGAAGCCAATGCGCATCACGGAACCCGGCTCCCAAACCTCTTTTTTCTTGCCGGAGGCAGAATCCGTCTCCAGGGTGGGATTTTGCAGGGCCATGGAAGGATCGGCCTGGGAGATTACCAGGGCAATACAGGCCGCGACCTTGGCGGCCACCACCTCCGCCTCCAGGTAATCCGCCAGGTGCTTGAACTTGGTAAGGAGGGGCGCAAACCAGGGCACGCCTCGGAGCTGCCCCGGGCGGTTACTGGGAAAAACGTGCAACACCAGGGGCCGGCCCCGGCCGTCTCGGGCCGGCAGGCCCACGTATTCGTAACGGGGAATCTCGGTATCGCCGATCACCCGGTCCGCCTTGCGGATCCAGTAGCGCACCGGCTCCTTGCGCACCTCCCCCAACTCGATGCCCTGAAAGACCCCCTTTTTGCCGGTGGGCGTGGCCAGACGCTCCGCCTCCACCAATTCCAGGCAGCGGGCCAGGGTGCGCCCCGGCTCTTCCACCCAGGTGGGCACCGCGATGATCTCCCCGTCCTCCACCACCTTGCGTAGGGCCAGAAACTGCATTTCCTCAAAATCCAGACGGTTGCCCGCGTCGGCCTGGCGGGACCAGGAAGAAAAAAGCTGCTCTGCCGCCCGGCGCAGCCCCTTGGCCTCCTCTTCGGGAATGCCCAGGACTTCGGCCCGCAAGCGGCTCTGGGGACGCAAACCCTGGCCCACCACGTTCACCGCCAGAGACTCGGTGATGCCGCTGGCCAGGGAATCGTTGCGGTTCAGTTCCTGGCTCCGGGCCCGGAGCGTCTCCAGTTCCCATTTTTCCGGGGTGGCGGAAAAGAGCGAGGTAAGCCAGTTGGATAAGAGGCGGGAGGATTCGGAGCCTTTGAAGCGGCTCGCCAATTCCAGGCGGTTCCGGGCCGCCCGGCGGCGCAAGGCCCAATCCGGCGACAGCAGGGTGATGGCCCGCTCCAGGAAGTTGGGGCGGGACCGCTCCCGGGGCCTCATGAGGGGTCCTCGAATTCCACCAGGGAGACGTTGCCCTGGTTATTGATGGACTCCTGCTTGGCCCAGTCCGCCTCTAGCTTTTCCAGGCGGCGGTACATCGCGGCCAGGTCCCCCCGGGCCAAGGTCATGCCGGCGCCGGCCCCATAGCTCTGGGCTGTTTCCGCCTTGGCGATCTTGGTTTTTAGCGCAATAATTTCGGTCTTGATTTCATCTTGGGTATAAAGCGGCATGACTCCAGGATTGGGTATTTCGAGACAAAAAAAAAGGGGCTATAACCCCCTATAACCACTACAGCCACTACAGCCAAAATTTTTGCATTCCGGGTTAATTTTTTTCTAAATATTTTTCCGTGCTCTCCACCCGCATCTTTTCTTCAAAACCTTTAATGGAAATCACCGAGACCCGCAGGCCCTTTTTCTTCCCGGTCTTAATGGCCTCCAACTGGCCGGAAGTAATCCAATCATAGACGCAATCCACGCTGCAGGAAAAATACTGCGCCACCCGGTACACCGGCCACCAGCCTTGATTTCCCGCCCTTTCCATGCTTTCCCCTAACCCCGGCGCCGGCAGTGGTGTCAATCTTCAGCCGGTCCCGGCTTTTCCTCCAGGTGCAGCAGCTCGTTATAAAAGCCATGCAGCTCTTTAATCCTCCACCAGCATCGGCCCCAGGGCCGACATCTGCGCCGGGGTCAGGCCGTCCGGGAAGTGTTCCAGACCCACCTGGTCCAGCACCACCGGGCACGCCGCGATCAGCAGGGCCTCTGCCTCCTGCAACTGCCGCTCCCGGGCCTCCAGGACCTCGTGATACTGGCCCCGGAGCCGGGCCAGGCCCTTGTCGAACCGCCCCTGCTGGGCCGGGTCGATAAAATATTGCCGCTGCCCCCCGTCGCCCTGGAGCATCCGGCAATTGCCGTTCCCGTCCCGGACGCACATCTCTTCGCAGAGCCGCACCCGTTCCCGGTCAAACTCCAAAAACTCCGCCGCCGGTGTCCGGGTTTCCTCCCAGGCCGCCACCTCCGGGCCGAGCCGCTGCCGGTTCCGGGCCAGGGCCAAGACGAACCGGGCCGACGCCCCGCAATTCCACAACGCCATGATTACCCCCAACATTTCCCGGGCCTGCCCCAAAGTTAAATTGCCGCCTGCCGTCATAATTTCCTCCTGAAAAGTTATCCCCGCAGCCATTGCCCCGGGGGCCGCCCCGTATGGGGGTTTATTTCCCTGTCCTGCTGGGCTGCGGTTGCGGCAACAGCCTGGGGCCGCGGCAGCAACCAGACATTGAACGCCTCCGCCGCGCCCGCGGCCATGACTTCGCAGTCAAGCAGATGATTGGCCCGGCCCGGCTTGGCCGTCCAGACCAATTTCCCCTGTTTGTTGCGTTCCTTGATTTCCGCCGCCAGGTGCGCGGCATAGATTCTGTCATTCTCCGGGATTTGGTCCTCTTCAAAACTCAAGTTCGGGCCGCCGTCCAGGTGGAAGAGGCCGTTTTCGATGCGCGCCCAGATGAAATCTTTCAGGGCCTGGGTGTCCAGCAGCCACAGCGCCAAGCCGCCGGGCAGGGGTTTACCGCTGGGGTAATGGTCAATGGGCTGCCCCTGATGCGCCAGCCGGCCGGCGCTCAAGGGCTTGGAACTGCCTTTCGAACCGAAGATCCGGCCCCGCCCGGAGCGGCGCAGCCAGTTATAGACCTGCTCCGTCAAGGTGGCCTCGCCTTCTCCCATCAACCCGCCGCCGGTGTCGATGAACCCCCGCCAGACCCGGTGCTCAATGCCCCCGGCCGTCCGGTAGACATCCTGAAATACCCATTGCTCCACCTCGGCGAAGGTGGCCACCCAGCCGTGGCGGATCTTGTGGGATTCCCGCAGGCCGTCCGGGGTCAGCGCCCAGGCCCGGATCACGACCCAAAACCCCCGGCGCTGGCTGTCAATGCCCGCGGTCAAGGCCAGGGCGTCTTCCGGCACCGCCAGGGCCGGCCGGGCCGTGCGCAGTTGCAGAATCTGCGAGGGCTGCCGCTGCTGCACGATCTCTTTCCAGGGCTCCGCCAGCCATTGATTGATAAAGATCTGGAACTTTTTAGGGTTTTTCCGCACCTTGAAAAACTGGGCCGCCACCTCCGAAAAGCTCCGGAAGGGGGAATAAAGCACGTTCCACCAAAAACCCGCATGGCTCGCCACATAGGAGGATTGCGCCACTTCCTGGTAATGATCTTGAGGACTGTCGGCCTCCCAGGGCAGCCAGCGCCCCGGCAGCCAGCGGCCCCGGGCCAGCATCTCCGGCTTGTGCCGGTCGTCGATCTCCCCGGCGCAATGCTCGCACTCATACCGGGCCACCCGGGCCAGCTTGATATATTCCGGACTCCGGGAATTGAACCGCCGCGCCCCGCCTTTTTGCTCCACCAGCACTTCCCGGGCCGGCCATTCCCCCCTTATTTCTCCCAGGTGTTTTAGCTGCTTAAAAAGCAGCACCTGGTAGCCGCCGCACCAGGGGCAGGGCACCCAATACTTGCGGC